CAACATTGTTTATTTCAAGGTTGTGGTTCAGGAAGGCTTCGGAGCAAAATCTTGGTCATCCCACTTGACCATGCTCCAGAATCGTGTCGCAGTCATCCCTAGACACGTTATGGAGAAGTTGCAAGATTCTCTGGAGCAGTATCCACAAGCTCGACTTATATTCTGCAAACCCCAACATGCCAAAGAAGGTGGACAAGTGTTCACAAAGTGGTTGGAAACTGAATGTGCTTTAGTTGATCATTTTGAGATGGTCGGAGGAGTTCTGAGACCTAAGGCTGCGGTGAGACTTGGTCGCGATTTTAAGGTCGACATTGATGGTGAATTAGAAGAACTAGAGCCGGACACTCTTTTGTGGAGTGTTCAGTTGACCGCAAAAGATATTTCGAAGAACTTGATGACAGACAAGGAGTTTGACGACGATCTCAATACTCACCAAATTGGAACTGCTGTTTTCCAAGGATCGGCTTTCAACTACACGTCAGGTGTGGCGAAGAAAGAAGTGATTTGGAGAGAGGTGCGTGAGGTTGGGAATAGTGATGACTTTTTGGAGATGGCCGAGGATGGAACTCGTTGGTTTGGTGATCGTCTTTATAAATATACTGGCATTGGAAACAAACCAGGTTTTTGCGGCATCCCAATTGTTTCCGAAGGAAGAAGTGGCTCTCCGAAGGTTTTGGGAGTCCATGTTGCAGGTAATCCCACCCAAAATTCCGGATATTGCTGCTTCTTCTCCAAGGAGGACTTTGCTGTTGCGATGAGGCAGCTTTCAATGGTTACGGCCAATGGAGCGTGTGTTTTGCGTGACATTCCTGAAGATATAGAAAATTTAGAAGACGAGATTATTGCAAATGAACCCTGCTTGTTTGGAGAGATTGAGAGTGAATCAGGTTGTTTCACCAAAATTGGTGTGGTGCCCGGTGATGTGGGCAGATTGTACCACAACACAATAGGCAAAGTGAAGCCCCCAATTTTGCAAAAGAAGACAAAGCTTGTTCATTCTCCTTTATTTTTCAAGATACCTGGAACCGGGGTTGCGCCCGCGCGACTGAGTCCGTTCACTAATCGGGATGGTCAATTTGTAGACCCTGGTTTGGTGGCACAGACTGGGTATGGGAAGTGTTCCATTGGCCCCAACTGTGAAATGGTGTCTGCCATAGTTCGGAACTTGTTCGCCAAAATGGTCAAACACGGGATTCGTGAGAATGAGAGGAGGGTTCTGTCTATCAGTGAAGCGATATGCGGAGTTGATGATATGGAGTTTTTGAAACCCATTCCCCGCAAGACGAGTCCTGGATATCCGTATTGCTTAACACTCAAGGATGGCAAAAGGCAAATTTTTGGTGCAACGGACGAATACACTTTTGATGAGCATTATTGGCCAAAATTGTTGAAAAGCATGCACGCCAAGGAAGCTTTGATTAAGCGCGGATATAGACCTTTGTTCGTTTGTTTAGATTTTTTGAAAGATGAACGTCGCACTGTTGAAAAAGTACAAATAGGAAAAACCCGCCTTGTTTCAGGCTCTGGCATGGAACTCGCCATTTTGACGCGTAGATATTGCGCTGGATTTTTGAATTTTATCCAGCGCACCAAGATTGACAATGGTGTTGCAGTAGGAACAAACCCATACAGTGAAGATTGGGCGAAAATTGCTAACCACCATCAGTATTTTTCCGGAAAGTGCAAAGGTGATAAGAGGACCTGTGCAGGGGACGTCTCTGGTTTTGACAAGGAGATGCACCCCACATGGGTTGCTGCTTTTTGCGACTTGATGGATTTATGGTATGGTGATGTTGGATCTGAAACGGCGTTTATAAGAAGGGCGTTGGTCATGGAATGCGCTTTTTCGAGACACGTGTTCGAGGACATGATTTATGAGTGGATAGGATCGAACCCTAGTGGAACGGTTCTTACTGCGATTTTGAACTCGATCGTCAACATCATGGAGATTGTATGTGACGACTTTGTTACATGCACAGGAAAATGGCTTGGATTTCTTTGAGGCCATATCAGAGATCTATGATATCGATGATCCTAGGATTGTTTACACGTGTTTTGGAGATGACAGTTTGATTTCCAAAATTTTGAGAGCGCATTGTGATAATTTAGAATGGTTCACACCCACTATGTTAGCTCGAGGGTTTTGGCAATTTCTTGGCATTAAATATACTGATGAAGTCAAAAGCACGACCGTCGGTGGCTTGCGTCCAATCACAGAGTGCACCTTTTTGAAAAGGGGTTTCGTGGAAGGAACAGGCAGGTCAGCGGGTGAATTTTTGGCTCCGTTAAGTCTTGATACAATCTTGGAGTCCATCAGGTGGCAGAGGAAGAATCCCGACACCATCATGATGGAAGAAACTTGGGTGCAAAGTGTGAATATGATGCTTTTGGAGTTATCGTTGCACTCCCACACTGTATACAACACATATCAGCCCATGATTGTTCAAGCGATGGCCAGAACCCAGTTGCGCATTAATGTCTCGATTCACAATTTGACGCAGTCTGAATCGCGGCAGAAGATCAAGAGTGTTGAGGCATATTATTGATTTATCTTTCTTTTGTTTGTTTTATCGTTAGTGAGGAAGCTTCCTGGTGAGCCACACCAGGCAAATTTAATAAAAAGATAAATAATTTAATATTATAAGGCCCCTCCGAAATGAGGTTAAACTATCCACGTCCGAAATGACGTTAAACTAGTGATTGAGCTCTGTTCTGTTAGTGTTTTCCCTGCCGTACATCTCATACACAACCCCCACACTAGGCCCCATCAGCTATTTTTGCGGGGGTGGGCCCCCACCATAGGAGTACACTCAGCCCGTTTTTGTATATATGTATATATTGAAAGAATAGAGTACCGTTAGCCGGCGTACGGTGAAGCCTTTGCATTTGGTTCTGTGCATTGGTTCAAGATTGGACCGCTGAACAAAAACAATTAACTGTGAATGAGAAAGGAACGGCTGCCGCCGGCATTACCACTTTTGTTGATGCTGGTGGTGAGTCGATCATAGATTACGCGAAATTAGATATACCAGAAATTGAGTCTTTGAATGTAAATAAGGTCGACTCAATCCGAGATTTCTTGGCACGCCCCAGGCGAGCTGCAACCTTCAATTGGTCCACGACGCAAGCGCAGAATGATCTAATTTTTGGTTTCGATTCGTCCAATGGCTTGTTTGGAAATCCCATTGGTGAGAAATTGCGAGGTTTTGCTGGTGTCAGGTACACCACAAATGTTAAGGTTTTGATTAACGCGACGCCTTTTCAAGCCGGCCGTTTAAGGTTAGCTGCCTTGCCAGATCTTCAATATACAACCAAATATAGATTTCATACAAACAACATAATGTCCTTTTCTCAATTGCCTGGCCTTGAAATAACAACGGCCATGCCTTCTATAGAAATGTCCATGCCTTACACGCACTTTGCTGAGTACTGGGATTTTCAGACACCCAATTTTATGTCTTTCCAGTTGCGTGTTATGTCCCCTTTGAGGAACGGCACAGCAGACCCAACCCAAACCGTTTCTGGTTCTGTTTGGGTTTGGTTTACCGACGTCGAGTTCTTTGGGGTCAGGAAGGAATCCAATGTTGAAATGGAGGAGGAAAGACCACTTTCTAAGTGGCTTGAGGCTTCTTCCAAGTTGGCAAAGGCAGCATCAGCTGTTCCTATCCTTTCTTCTATAACGGGACCCACAGCCAACTGGTTGAAAATGGCTTCGGGTACCGCAAATTCGTTGGGTTTTTCGAGGCCTGTCGCAGGTGAGCCCAATAGGATCGTTTCCGACTTTTTCCATCGACACTTTCCAAATTCAGAAGGTGTGGTAGCGGGTCCAACTTTGGCAGCAAACAACGATGCTGCTATTCGCACACTCGCTTTTACCGCACCAGGAGGTCAAGATGAAATGTCGTTTAACTTTATTAAGAGGAGGTGGTCATGGGCCTATGATGTGGTTTGGAACACTACCGATGTTGAGCAGATAGACACGAATGTTTTGCGTCCGGGTTTTGCTTCCATCGGTGCCCCTGGTTCTACTAGGGCAGTTCCACCCATTGATTACTTGGCCCTCCTTTCCACCCATTACCGGGGTGGTTTGGAAGTAATGCTGAAATTCGTCAAAACTGGTTTTCATACCGGTTCTTTGGCAGTTTCTTTTGAGAATGACACATCCTCAGGCACTCTAACTCTTGCTCAGACCGACAATTTGCACCGTACAATTGTTGATCTTCAGCAGGGAGACAGCGTTTGCCTTTCTTTTCCATATATAGACGATAGACAGTGGTTGCCCAACAGTCAAGCCTACGGCAGAATGTTTATTCACGTCGTCAATGCATTACGCGCACCACAGACAGTTTCACAATCTGTTGTGATTCAAGTTTGGGTGCGAGGAATGGAAGATTTGCAGTTTACTGGCAGGAGCAGTTCTACTGTAATCCCCGTTCGCGCTGAATCTGGCCGATTTTCTGATTTAGGCCGGATCAGAGCAGAAGGAGCAGACACGATGGAGACAGGAGAAATAATCTGTCAACCGGTGGGTGGTAAGTTAACTATTCCACAGATGCACAGTCTTCAGGTCATGGATTCCATGTCCGAAGCTTGGACTAGTCTTCGCCAGTATTGTAAGTTACCACACAAACTGGCTTATCCCTCTTCGCTAACTACTACAGTTAGGTTGGTCCTCAACCCTTCTGTTTATTTGGCCAAGGCGGGAACCACTTACCCAGATTTTGCGTTGGGCATGTTTCCTGCCTACAAAATGCCTTTCTTGTATCAACGTGGCGGGCATGAAATCAACGTGTTTTCTGGCAGGGAGGGAATTACCGTTGGGATGACGTATATCTCAGCCGTCGAGAGAGTAGCTGCTCAAGCTTTCGAAGTATCTGCAGTCCCTGCCGACACGATGGGTTCAGCCCGAACATTATATGGTTTTCAGACCGAAGTCCCTTCTCGAGGATTCATGGTTCCCAATGCACGGGTTCATGGATTGGAAGTTCGTGTTCCTTATAAAAACAGATACAAGTATTCCCCAATCATACCCGTTAATTCCTCTACTGAAATCATAGGTTTGAATCAATGTAATAACCTTGTGGAATTTATTGGCAATCCAGCAGACTCGGTGTGGGTCCGAGGCGCAGACGATTACCAATTGAGTTTCTTTTTAGGTATTCCCGCTGGTGAATATTAACCAGCCCTATGGCATAAAATCTCAGCCATTTGAATATGAGTACGATTGCACTTTTTTACCCTGGAGGTCTTTTTCCAATCGTTATAACGCTCTATAGGGCGCATGTTTTCTTTGATTATTTTGCGCCGTTGGGCGTGAAGTAATTAAAGAATTTCCAGCATGTGTCTTGGAGCGGCCGCTCGAAGACGG